TCCATGAGTGGTGGAGCGTATTTTGGTTACAAGTATGTAACTTCAGAACAGTTTAAATCAAAAGTTATGAATGAAATCCTTGGTAATGTTCAAGGAATGATGCCCAAAATATTAGATAACACCATGCCTGACATATCTGGTCCTTCTATTCCAATTCCTAAAAAATGAACTGCTGGCACTGTAAAACTGAATTGATCTGGGGTGGAGATCACGATATGGATGGCGAAGATTATCCATTAAGATCAGGAGAATATAGTATGGTTACTAATCTTTCCTGTCCTAAATGTAATTCTTTTGTAGAAGTATTTTTACCAAGAGATGCTTATGACTGAAATCCCTGAGATCATAATTCCAGAGATTCCAACAATTAATAGCTATATTTCTACTCCTTTACCTATTTTAAATGTACCGCTACCTAATATTGATTTACCTGGATGCGTTAAAACTCATAGAGATGCAAGTATAAAAAATACACAGATTATTGAAGATGATGTAAATGGAGCGTTTTATAGTTGTCCAGAAGGCAAAATACCATCATTCGTTCCAATAAATTATGACAGGAAAAAAATACAGATAGTTGAGCAAAAAGAAGAAAAACCAATTAATACACCTAATGTTCCAGAATCTACAACACCTGATATTCCCGATATTCCAAAAGAAAAGAAAGAAATAAAATTAGAACCATGTCCAGGTAACAAAGATCAGCGAGTTGGAGATTTTCGTAACGAAAAAAGATTAGAGCGTGTCATTGGGCATGAAAGAGGTGATGATGGGATTGAGTGCATCACTCTATATGAAAACGTTTCTTTTGTGGATCAATACATCCCAGAACCGAGCACTATTGTATCTACTGCTGTTATTGGCCTTGTGGCTGCGAGTAGCCCTCTTATTCTCAATATAATCAAACCAGCTATAAAAAATATTGTAAAAAGACTAACAAAGAAAAAAGATAAGGTAGAATAAAAGAACCCTATTCGACATGGCGATGGATAGGGCGTCTAGGTGGGCAAGTCTAACCGTGCTTGCCTACTGCTTTAATTTATGAGTATGTGGGATAACTTGATTTGCTTTTGGCACTAAATAAACATCTTTACAGATATTAAAGAAAGGACTATCCGTAGCCAGCATTATACCCTCCTGTTTTAGCTTTCCACATTCACGGATTCTTGCTATCTGCCAATCTAGTCTTTTGTTCTCCAGCACTTGCTTTTGTATAGAAATCTGTGTATCAGCAGCAGACTTGCATTGATTCTGTAAACCACGATCTAACGGAATACTAAATGTTGCAGATATTCCAAAGTTCAAAGCATAACTATCTTTATTGGTTCCAGAATAATTCTTTTGATTGAAAAGTACATTCCCTGGATTATCTGGTACACCATCGTCATTAGCATCTGTTGGATCGTAAAAAGGTGTTTCATAATAATCGCGATAAGGTTTAAGGTAATTTGCTCCAAAAGTGGTAAATGGGCTGATAGAAAGGGTTGGCCCTTGGCATACAATATTTCCACCATATTGATTAGTTGTCATATTACCCGTCAAAGTTTGTACAGCCATATTCGTAACGGAACCATTATTTGATTGCGAAACAGCATTAGCTAAAACCTGCGTGGGAGATAGCAGGATTATTGAGAGAACACTGAGGTACTTGTGACTACGCTTGTTGACTCTATATTTCTTTGAATTACTGTTACGTTTGAAACTCCACCTGGGCCACGATAAGTTTCCGTAAATTGAAATGCGTTTCCAGAAGTTTGATCGGCTAGGGTAAATACTGGTTTGTTGTTTGTCGATAAATCTAATCCTGTCCATGTCTGACTCTCTCCGTTTACTGACCCATTAACATTTGTTGTATTTGGAGCGACTGATCCATCGGTTGTGACTCCCAATCCAGTAACAGAATACTCGTAAGAATTACCAAAATAATCTGTTGAAGTAATAGTCTCACTGATTGAGGTTGTCGTATTTGTGGTGCTACTGAGTGTACCCGTTGTGAAGTTTGGGACAACAGGCTGTGATTTAACAGGTATGGCATACAGCAAAAGCAACAATAAGAGCTTTTTCATATATCATCTTATAGTTAACTCCGTTACAAACTGTCCTGTAACAGTAGATCCTGCTCCTCCTTCATGTAATCCTGTAATCCCGTGACCTGATGTTATAGATCCAGAAAAACCATCTCCACTTCCAGCCGAAGTTGAAATTACACTACCAAAGTTAGGAACTGTACCAGCAGTTATTGTTGTATTCTCTGTTCCATTGTTTGACGGAATCGTATCTGCTGCTGTGAATGATTCTGTTAGTGACCATGTACTTGCACAGTTAGATGGTGTTGCTCCGCATCCATTGATAGAATAATCTCCAGCATTAAGAGTAACTGTACCATTACTTACAGTTAGTCCTCCGATCTGATCGTTTGTATCACTTGTTCCGATATTGCTTCCAGAAGCACTATATGACGCACCAATTCTTGTGGCCTGTGTCATAGCAGCGTCAACTTTTACACTGACGCTCGATGTAAATTTTGAAGTTATATCAGCATAAGCTGGTGCTGAAATTAAAAATAAAAATGGAATTAGTTTTTTCATTTTTTAGGTGGTGTGCGGTCACGATCAACAACTTCCGCACCAAGTATTTTGATGGGTGTTTCTATTCTAATTGTTTGATAATTTCCTGACTGTGATGCTAGTAACTCTTCCACTTCTTTTTTGTTAAGTGGTTTGTCCTCTGGTTTAAATGTGCCGTCACCTCTTTTTTTAGCACCTTCTAAACCAAAACTGGCTAATGCACCAGTTAACAAAGAAGCAGGAAAAGTTATATCTTTGGGTTCGTTACTATATCCTGGGATTGATATATAGTTTAGAGAAACTATAAATCCACTCCAAGCAACAACGATAAGCCTTACCACAACTGAGATAAAAGCTAATTGCTCTTCTTTATCTGTGATGTTTTCTTTTAATTTTTGAAGAGGATTTTTTTTCTCCTGTTCGGCCATAAAAGTTAAGATTCTTGTCTAATACTAGCATTTTAGCTATGTTTGGGAAGTAACACATATTTTTTCTATGTATAAGATTCTAAAACCAATCTTATTAACCTTTTTAACTACTACTGCTGTTAAGAGACTTATTGTAGATTTGCTTCGTGCAATTTGTAAACAAACTACAAACACTTTAGATGATAGAGCAGTTGATTTGTTAGAAAAACAACTTTTTCCAATGAAATGAAAATTACTAAGTTTCTCAACATTGATATAGAACCAGCACCTCCAGAATTAGAGCTAGAAATTGAAATGCAATGTAGAGAAATAATGAAAAGTAATGATTTGGATAATGTAAAAAGATATTGCACACATATGGTCAGAAAAAAATTTGACCAAGATGTTTTTATGGCTTCTTTACTAAATAGACTTATAGAATTAGAAGCTGATCGTGTTGTAGTAGAGATGAGAAAAAGAAAACCAAGAAACCCTATTGCAAAGTTCTTTCGTATTCATTAAGTTCTTCATCAGTAAAATCTCTGATAAATAACTTATCTATCTTGTCAATCTCATAATTGTATTTAAGGATTGCAGTTCTTATATGCTCTGTAACCCAACGACCTTCATCATAAACAACTTGAGCCTTACCATTTTCTTTGATAAAAACATAATGATCCTGACCTTTCATTTGTATTTCCAGGAAATTCTTTTCTAAATTTTTACGTCTTATATCTTTTAGTTTGCGTAATTTTTCTACTGATTTTCTTACTGGTTTCATTTTTCGTATGTAGAAGGTGGTGGTGTAATCCAATAACGTACACCATTAATAATTTTAAAATGGATATTTAGTAAAGGATCTTTTACTAAGTATTGTTTAGCTTTTTGCATAGTAAAAAAAGTGAGGACTTACATTGACAAATCTTACAAAACCAAATGCCTCGTAATTAGAAAGGTAACTCGTCAGTAGAAGGTGCGTTCTCTATCTTCTGTGGATTAATGTTGCCAAATACTCCGTACTGTCCTTCCATCGCTTTAGAGAAGATTTGTACACATTTAGTTTTAACTTTTTCTTTTTTGTTGAAATCGTACACTTCTCCATCTTTTGCTTTGGTGTTTACTAGGTTTTGTAAATGATCTATTAAATGGGTAACAGAGTCAACAGGAATTGTTAAATTCAAAACTTGTTGTCCTTCGTTAAAACGATCATCGCCAATATTCCATTTGATTGGAAGTGGTAGTGCTGGATTAAAGTCAGCCATAATTAATTAAAAAATTTGGTTAATAAAGTGTTAAAGAATGAATTAAAAGAAATGTTATTTTCTTTACAATGATTCTTTATTTTAACAGCAAGGTTGTCATTGGTTCTGACACTAAAAATGTTTTTGTTCCAATCTTTTTTACGTTGCTGTTTACGGAGAAGAAGCTCTTTTATGATTTCTTCTCTCGCATTAGTAGAAGTTTCATCTGGTGTCATAAGCTCTCGTCTATCTTGGATATTTCAAGAGCTAAAAACTCACCATGTTCAGCAGTAGTAATATGTCTGGTAATTTTTGTATCTTTAATACTGAACTTCTTTCTGAAAGATTCGACTAAGTCTTTCATCTTA